ATACTACAGCTATTATTGGAACAGGTGCTGCATACAGTAATATAACAGGGTTTGCTAGGCTGTATTCAACACCAGAGATATCACCAGACACATTGCAATATTTAGATACACCATCAACAACTAGCTCAATTACTTACAAGTTACAGTGGGCAACTGGTAGTGGCACTAGTTACTTAAATAGACGAGGCAACGACTCTAATTTTGTTACAGTGTCAACAATCACAGTTATGGAAATCGCTGCGTAATGAAGATGGAACAGTCAATCACACCAGAACTCAGAGTAGCCATAGAACTGGCAGCACATGAAAAAGAATGTGCAGTACGCTATGAGGCTGTTGGAGATAAACTAGAAGCCCTTGACAAACGCTTGTGGCGACTAGAAGCACTAATCATGGGGTCAACGGTAGTCATCGTTGGCCTTGCTAGCTCACTATTGATAAAGCTATGAAGTCCCCCTGTATTGGCGTCTGCAAGCTAGACAACGAGGGTAAATACTGTGTCGGCTGTGGTCGTACAGTTCAACAAATCACCGACCTAGGTAAAAGAAGGTAGCAATGCAGCACCTGTTCTTGCTCCTTGTCTACTTAGGGACAGGGGATGCAAGGACGCTTATCAGTGGGGATATGTACTTCGCTGACATCACTCGATGTAACTTCTTCGCATCCCAAATATCCAAAAGATACGGTAACTACCAACACTTGTCCTTTGTAGACCCAAAGGATCGAGTGACGGCTTACTGCATCCCAAAACATATCAAAATCGGAACTGTGGAGGTCTACTAATGATTGATCCTATTAGTGCCTTCGCTGCCGTTTCTGCGGGACATTCGGCAATTATGAAGGCTGTACAGATGGGGAAGGATTTATCCTCCTTATCCAATTCAATCTCAAAGTATGCCCAAGGTGAAGCCGAGCTTCAATTTGGCGCAGCTAAGAAGAAGAAGGCTAAGTTCTCATTCGCTGAGGACAGTGCCATCGAGAAGCATTTCCGCAAAGAGAAGCTCGATGATATGAGGAGTGAACTCCGCTCCATCTTCCAGCTCTATGGTAAGCCAGGGCAATGGGAAAGACTACAGGCTGAGATAGCCAACGAGAGAGCTAGGATAAAAGCCCATCTCGAGCTTGAAGCCCTACATAAAGAACGAGTTCAGACAATCATAGCTGTCATAGCCATACTCATAGTAGGTGTTGGCAGTCTAGTTATGTGGGCTGGATGGTTAACAGGACGATTAGGATGATTAACATATTACTACAAGGTCTGCTTGGTGTGGCTGGTGAGGCTGTAACAGGATTCATAGACACAAAGAAGGCTAAGGCAAAACAGAAGCTGGTAAAGATTGAAGCCGAAACCAGTATTATGGAAAAGCAGATTACAGGGGAAATCGAATGGGATGTAGAGGCAGTCAAGGGATCGAAAGAGAGTTGGAAAGATGAGTATCTTACTATCTTATTTTCTATTCCATTACTTCTATGTTTTTTACCATTCACCGTGGAATACGTGGAACGTGGCTTCCAAGCATTAGCCCTTACACCTGATTGGTACAAATACACCCTAGGCGTAATTGTATCTGCCAGCTTTGGCATCAAAGGTGCGACTAAGATGTTCGGAAAGAAATAATGAAAAAACTTATAGACCAACTCAAATCACATGAGGGACTTCGGTTAAAACCTTATAAATGCACATCTGGCAAACTCAGCATCGGCGTAGGACGGAACTTAGAAGACATAGGCATCTCGGAGAAAGAAGCAGAGATGCTCCTCCTCCACGACATCGAGGAGGCCGAGAGACAGCTAGCAGCCCACTTCCCGTGGACTCAAGACCTCGACGAGGTACGTTTAGCAGCCCTTATCAACTTCACCTTCAACGTAGGGATAGGGACAGTCTCCAAGTTCGTAAACGCAATGGCTCTGCTAAAGGAAGGAAACTTCGATATGGCATCAGAGGAATTCTTACAGAGCCGTTGGGCTAACCAAGTAGGCCAGAGAGCCATCGATGTAACAGAACAGATTCGCACAGGAGAATGGCAATGAGTAGAGCAACTGAAACCCTACTAGCCACCCTGCACGACGCTGTAGCCCAAGAGCTATTAGGTCGTGTCAAGTCAGGTGAAGCCTCCCCAGCAGAACTCAGTGCCGCCATCAAGTTCCTCAAGGACAATGGTATCGAGGCAGTCCCCTCTATCGATAACAACATAGGCAAGCTTATGGCCTCCCTCCCAGACTTCGAGGAGGATGCTGATGAGCAATTTGTCAATTAAGAAGGGCGAGAAGTTATCTACAAAAGCTGGAGCCGGTCTGACTGCAAAAGGCCGAGCTAAGTACAACCGAGAGAACGGCAGTAACCTCAAAGCCCCTGCCCCCAACCCTAAAACCAAAGCTGATGCTGGACGGAAGAAATCATTCTGCGCCCGTATGGGTGGCGTTGTGAAACGCTCAAAGAATGCAGAACGAGCCAGAGCATCTATGAGAAGGTGGAATTGTTAATGTCATTATATGAAAATATGAATAAACGTAAGAAGGCTGGCACAAGCCGGTCTAAGAAGAAATCTACAGTAGACCCTAAGACCTACGCAAAGATGGCTGCTAAGAAGGGCGGCTTCGCTATTAAGAAGAAAGATAATGCCTAAGAAGGCTAAAGGCTCTCAGAAGCCCCTACAGAAGAAAGAGGGTCAATCTGGTGTAACCATACCCCAGACCCCTCTAGAGGCTGTCAGTGAGTCTCCTAGAGCGATTAATGATCCCCTCAGTCCAATTAAAAAGGACTTCAGGAAGTTTCTCTACCTAGTATGGAAAGAGATCAAGCTTCCTGACCCCACCCCTGTTCAGTACGACATAGCCCAGTTCCTACAGGACGGTGAGGCTAAGATATGCGTACAGGCTTTCCGAGGGGTCGGTAAGTCATTCATTACGTCGGCCTATGTTCTCTGGGAGTTACTGAGAGACCCTCAGAAGAAGATACTGGTTGTATCAGCTTCCAAGAACAGGTCAGACAACTTCACCACCTTTACCCTGAACCTAGTGAATCAGATGGAGGTCTTGAAGCACCTAATGCCTAAAGACAACCAGAGGCAGTCTAAGATTGAATTCGATGTTGCCCCTGCTGAACCAGACCAGTCACCTTCAGTTAAGTCTGTGGGTATCACTGGGCAGATCACAGGTACACGTGCCGACATCATCATTGCTGATGACGTTGAGGTGCTGAATAACTCAGCTACCGCAGATATGCGAGAGAAGCTGCTAGAGAGAACCAAAGAGTTCTCAGCTATCCTGAAGCCTAAGAAGGAAGCCCGAGTGATCTACTTGGGAACCCCTCAGACTGAGGACAGTATCTACAACAAGCTACCTGAGACATTTACATCTCGTATATGGCCTGCCCTGATGCCTACAAGCGAAGAGATGGACAAGTATGGTAGTGGACTAGCCCCGTACATCAAAAGGCTGTCTACGGTCTCTGAAGGCTGTTCTACAGACCCTCTAAGATTCTCCGACATGGACTTGGCTGAACGGAAGGCAGAATACGGCAAGGCTGGCTTCTCCCTACAGTTCATGCTCAATACCCAGCTCAGTGATCTGGAGAGATATCCTCTCAAGATACGTGACCTTATTGTCATGCACACATCCGTGGACAAAGCCCCTATGGATGTACACTGGATGCCTGACCCTGAGAAGCAATGGAAAGACCTTCCGAACCTAGCGATGGCTGGAGACCGCTTCTACCACCCTAGAAGTACCTCAAGTGAATTTGGGGAGTACACAGGCTCAGTCTTAGCTATTGACCCTGCTGGTCGTGGTAAGGATGAAACAGGCTATGCTGTGGTAAAGATGATCAATGGTTTTCTTTATGTCAGACGATGTGGTGGCTTCCAAGGAGGTTACGACAACGAGACCCTGACTAAGCTAGCTGAGATGGCTAAGGAGGAGAAGGTCAACGCTATTATCACTGAGGCCAACTTTGGTGACGGTATGTTCACCCAGCTTATGAAGCCCATCCTGAACAAGGTACATCCCTGCATGGTCGAAGAGGTCAAGCATAGTACCCAGAAGGAACGTAGGATCATCGATACGATAGAACCAGTGATGGCTCGTCATAAGCTCATCGTGGACGCTAGTGTGATCGAAGATGACTATAAGACGGCTCAGAGATATGACGCTGAGAACAAGTACACCAAGACCCTTGTCTACCAGCTAACCCGTGTCACTTATGACCGTGGTGCGTTGAAACATGACGATAGACTCGATGCCCTAGCTATTGCTGTGAACTATTGGACAGAGCAGATGGCTCAGGACGAGGTTCGTGGGATGGCTGATGTGAGACAACAGAAGCT